GTCAACAGACCGCTTTCATGCAGAAAACATTAGACACGGTGGATACACACCTTCAAAAGCAGTTAGGGCAGAACTTATGAGAATTAACTGGATGAGTATTGCAGCACTCAATCAAAGTATTCCTCCGGTTTATACTGAATTTATAGGTTTGCAATTATTAGTTAAGGGAGATACCAATGAACGAATTTGAACAAGTATTAGCCGAAATGAAGGAACTGCATGACCGCAAGCGTTCTGATTATGGGCGCAAGGAAGACCCTTTTGCCAATGTAAGAGCAAGTGAAGATTTTGGAGTTGAAGGATGGGTTGGGGCTTTAATTAGAGCTAATGACAAAATGCGCAGGTTGCAATCGGCAGCCAAAGGCTCAACTCTCCGCAATGAAGGCATTGAAGACAGCCTTATTGACATGGCTGTTTATTCAGTAATTGCATTAACTATTTACAGAGAGAAAAAACGCAGAGATGAAATTGTTTGGGAAGCTGAAAATAATAAACCTTTTGAAGATGGTCGTTGATGTTACAGGTACCTGTTAAAAAGTAATTAACGAAACAGAGGAGAAAAAATGTTGTGCGAAGTGATAGGCAATACAGATTTAATGTCACGCAATGAATGGCTGGATTTGCGTAGCACCGGATTAGGTGGAAGTGATTGCTCTGCAATTTTTGGAGTTTCACGCTATACAAGTCGTTATTCATTGTGGGCTGAAAAAACTGGCGCAGTAGAACGTTCGACAAGTTCCAACGAAGCTATGGAATGGGGTAATTTGCTCGAATCGGTAGTAGCGGAAAAATTTGCAAGAGAATACGATGCAGCAGTCGTTTCTTGGCCGATGATGTTAAAGAGCAAAAGCCACCCATTTATGTTGGCGAACCTTGACTTTTTAATAGTCGAACCGTCAAAACAATTCCCAGCAGGAAAAGTTACCAAGTATTACAACGAAGTCGAACCTGAAGGCATTATCAACATTTTGGAAATTAAAACCACAGGCATTGTAGGCAAAGGCAACGCTAGAGGCTGGGAAGATGACTTCATACCTAGAAATTATGAGCTACAAGGTTTGCATTATTCCTGCGTAACTGGAATTGAAACAGTTGTCTTTGCTGCGTTGGTGGCTGGTGAAGGATTGGTCGTTCGTGGTCGTTTATACGGAGATGAAGAACGGTTTGATTGTATGAAACGAGAGTCAGCATTTTGGGAACTGATAAAAACCAATAACTCACCCGACCCTGACGGTAACGAAAACACATTGGAAACGCTAGGCAAAATGTACCCTAAACACAAAGAAGGCATAACGGTACATGCCAGCGATTTTATTATGGAAACTTATACGCAATACGTTAAAACCAAAGCCGAATTGGATGAAGTCGAAGGCAGGCTTAAAGAATTACGAGCGCATTTACAAATTGCCATTGGCGAAGGTGAAGCTATGGAATACAACGGTGCAACAATCTTTACGTATAAAGCAAACAAAGATGGGGAAGCTTTTGACAGTAAAGCGTTTAAGGAAGCCAACCCTGAATTGTATGCAAAGTTTGTTAAACCACGTAAAGGCGCAAGAGTTCTAAGAATAAAAGGAGAGTGACAATGCATTACGCAATAGCAGTAACAGTTCCAGCCGGTGAAAATACAGATGCGTGGATTGCTGAGGTATTACCTGAACATGAAGGCAGGTGGTGGGATTGGTATGCAATCGGTGGTCGTTGGGATGGTTACTGGAGAACTAAATCCGGTGAAAAAACCAACGGTACATGGGTTAGCGAAATTGACTGGGAAGGTATGGTTGCCGAACAAATCACTAAAGCTGGAAAAGCTTATGACGGTGACAGTAAATTCATAGACCGAGAAAATTACACTCGAGACGAATACATTAAACAATTTAGAAATGTAGCCACCTATGGTTGGATTACTAAAGAAAATAATTGGATAGACCGTTGGGATGATGAAAACGGAGAAATCAATAATGAAGTTTGGGAAAAGGAATTTAGGAAATACATACAAAGCCTTGACCCTGACGACATACTCGTTTTAGTGGATTTTCATAACTAATGAACTGGCTATTAGCAATGGTTTTTTGTTGGGGATACTTGTTCGGCTGGTTCATAAACCGATAAAACTGGTGTATTTGTGGGAATTTACACAAATGACCGTTAAACGGTAACATGGAAACATGACAGTCGTTGTTGCCCTCGCCACCGAAAGCGGTTCCTACATGGGAGCTGATTCAATTTCCGTTGATGATGACGGATTGTACGCTTCTGTCGCTACGCTTAAAGTCAGACAAATAGGCGATTTACTTGTTGGGTTTGCCGGCAATTGGCGAGCAGGGTATTTAGCTTTTAAGTCTTTGGAACGTATGGCAAATCCAAGCGTTGAGCAATTTGTTAATCAGTTTCCATCTGACACAAAAGAATGGTCGCTACTNTTTATTGAAAACGGCAAGGTTTATGAGGTAGATGATGAAAAATCCATTACCGAAGCTAGAGCCGATAAAGATGGAGCGTACGCAGCCATAGGCTCTGGTACGGCAGTTGCTTTAGGTGCCTTATACACAGACCACATTGACAAAAAAAGTGTCCTAAACGCTCTTATGGCTACTGAAGCGCACTTTACAGGGGTACGTTCTCCTTTTACGGTTTTGGAATTACAACACTGATGTGGTCATGGGTACTGGCTGCCATAGGTTCAATTGGTTTATTTTTTGTAGGTGAGAAAAAAGTCAGAGGTTGGTTTATTTTGTCAATCAACGAATGTGTATGGTGTGTGTATGCCGTGTGTACGCACCAATACGGCTTTATTGCTTACAGCGTCTTGTATCTCGTAATGTATTACAAAGCAATTAAAAATTGGAAATAAAACCAAAGGCAGGGGAAATGTTACAAATAAACCAAGTTAAAATTGACCACTTAGAACCGCACCCACAAAATGTTCGGCAAGGTGATGTAGGCGCAATTTCTGAAAGCTTACGTATTCACGGTCAATACAAGCCGATTGTGGTACAAAAATCAACAAATCGTATTCTTGCTGGTAACCACACTTGGAAAGCTGCCAAATCTTTAGGCTGGTCTGACATAGCGGTAACTTTGGTTGATGTTAGCGACGAACAAGCTTTACGTATTTTGCTAATGGACAACCGAACAACTGAACTTGCCACCAATGACAACGAAGCTCTTGCAAGTTTGCTCGAATCACTGGCTTCCAGCGAAGAAAGCCTTGAAGGTACCGGTTACGAATTGGATGACCTTGATGACCTTTTATCGTTTTTAGCTGCCAATAATTTGAATGACCCAACCAACAATCCTAACGATGCCTCGGCTTATAGTGGCAAAATTAACGTGCCTCAATACGAAATCGTAGGAGAGGAACCAGAGGTTTTAGAACTGTTTGATGATACAAAAACAGCTCGTTTGATTAAAAATGTCGAATCGTCTAATGCACCAAATGACGTTAAAGAGTTTTTGAAATTGGCTGCACAAAGGCACACGGTATTTGATTACCGCAAAATTGCTGAGTTTTTTCCTCACCAAACAAAAGAAATTCAACAGTTAATGATTGAATCCGTGCTAATCATCATAGATTTTGAAGATGCCATGAAAAATGGTTACGTCAAATTGTCAGAACGTTTGGGTGAAATTATGACAGAAGGCGATGATGAGGAATAAGAAAAAGTTTGCTTGTCTAATTTTGACGCACGGCAGACCTGACAGGGTTTATACCTACAACCTTTTACGTAATTGTGGTTACACAGGGCGTATTTATTTTGTTATTGACAATGAAGACGCTACGGCTGATGAATACATAGCTAAGTTCGGCAAAGAAAATGTAATCATGTTTGACAAATTGGCAATTTCTCTTACATTCGATACAGCCGATACACAAAATGACAGACGAGCGATTGTTTATGCTCGTAATGCTTCTTACGGTATAGCTAAGGATTTGGGTCTTGATTATTTCTTGCAACTAGATGACGACTACCACGCTTTTAGGTTTCGTTTTATAGATGGCGATACTCTCGGTCAAAAACAAGTAAAAGACCTAAATAAAATCTTTAATGCAATGTTGGACTTTTTAGAGGACACAAATGCCGAATCAGTAGCTTTTGCACAAGGTGGGGATTTAATTGGCGGTATTGGCTCTAACGCAGTAAATAAAGTTTTGCTTCGTAAAACAATGAATTCATGGTTTCTTAGAACTGACCGACCAGTTAATTTTTTAGGGCGTATCAACGAAGATGTAAATGCCTATGTTCTTGGCGGTATTCGGGGACAAGTTTTTCTTACGACTTATCTGGTAATGCTTGACCAAACGCAAACACAGTCAAATGCGGGTGGGATGACCGAACTGTATAAGGAATCAGGAACGTACTTAAAATCCATGTATACCGTAATGATGGCACCATCGTGCGTCAGTATTCAGTCAATGGGTCCAAGCAACCCACGTTTACATCACAGGATTAAATCCAATTTTGCTGCACCTAAAATCATTAACGAGCGATACGTAAAACAATGAGGGTATTAGTTACCGGAGCTGCTGGTTTTATTGGTTCTACTACCGTTCAGCATTTAGTAGCCAAAGGTCATTCCGTTGTTGGTTTGGATAATTTCTACACAGGCAAACGATTAGTACCGGGTGGAGCTTACGTTGTAGGTAACTGTGGCGATTTGGAAACGTTAAAGCAAATCCCTGAGATTGACGCTTGTATTCATTTCGCTGGTTCTATTGCGGTATCCGATTCGTTTATGGTGCCGGAGCAGTATTACCAAAATAATGTTGCTGAAACCTAACGTTAGTAAATTACCTGATGGGAGTAGGAGTAAATAAGTTTGTGTTTTCTTCCTCGGCTGCTATTTACGCCAGTTCAAATGAACCTATTGCCGAAACGTACATAAAGTTACCAAGCAGTCCGTACGGTTTAAGCAAACTTATGGTCGAACAGGCACTTAGTTCTATTAGTTCTCATACTTCACTTAGATACGCTGCTTTAAGGTATTTCAATGCTGCCGGTTGTTTGGGAGAGTTCGCCGAAGCTCATAAACCTGAAACCCACATAATCCCTAGAGCCTTTGAAGCTGCTGTTAATAACGAGACATTTCGCATTTTTGGTTCCAACTACAACACGCCAGACGGTACCTGTGTTCGTGATTATGTCCATGTCAATGATTTAGCCAGAGCGCACGTATTGGCACTTGAAGCTTTAGATACGCAAAAGAGTATCGAAGTGAACTTAGGGTCAGGAGTAGGAATTTCCAACTTTCAGATAATGGGAAAAGTCAAAGAAGTGACTGGTATCAATTTTCGAGTGGAGTTTGGCAACCGCAGAAAAGGCGACCCCGATTCATTGGTGGCTGACATAACCAAAGCAAAAGACCTACTTGGTTGGGTTCCTATGGAGTCAGATTTAACCACAATCGTTACTGACGCTTGGGTTGGCTATCAACACGACCATTAACGTAGATACGATAGATACATGAGCAATAGAAATCCTGACCCGGAGCTAATAGATAAAGAACGCAGAGTGCTTGAACTTCGCCGTGCTGGTGTTACCTATGAAGACATAGCAAAAGCGACTGGTTATGCCACAGCTCAGGGTGCTTACCTTGCTTACGGTAGGGCATTAAAGCGAACACTTAATGACGCTGGTGCTGATGAAGCTAGGGCAGGTGAACTAGACCGACTTGACCGATTACAGCGTGTTTATTGGGCTAAAGCCTTAGATGGTGACTATCATGCTTTGGACAGGGTCTTAAAAATAATGGAGCATCGTGCTAAGTATCAGGGATTGTATGCGCCAGCTCGTATGCAGTTGGAGGCAATAGTTTATGACACAAATACTATCGACGGAGAACTCGCAAGAATCAGAGCAATCCTTGCTAGCAATAGCAACCAGCCGTTATCTTTGGGAGAATCAACTGGCGAGACCGGAGCAGATTCCGAGTGACGGTGACTGGTCTGTTTATCTTTATTTAGCAGGTCGTGGAGCTGGAAAGACCAGAACTGCTGCCGAATGGATAGCTTGGCAAGCAACTCGTCAACCAAATACTCGTTGGGCTGTCGTTGCTGCAACCTTTGGTGACGTTAGAGATACCTGTGCCGAGGGTGAATCAGGTCTTGTAGCCATCCTTAGACGGTATAAAACCTTAAAGCACTACAACCGTTCTATGGGTGAAATTCGTTTGACTAACGGTTCATTAATAAAGATGTTTTCAGCAGACGAACCAGACCGTTTACGTGGTCCACAGTTTCATGGAGCTTGGTGTGACGAATTGGCTGCATGGCGTTACCCTGAGACATACGAACAGTTGCAATTCACGCTTCGACTTGGTGAACATCCACAAACCGTTATTACAACCACACCTCAACCTAAAAGGGTCATAAAAGAACTAATTGCTCGTACCGATGGTTCTGTCGCTTTAGTTCGAGGTTCTACGTTCGATAATGCCAAAAACCTTGCTCCCTCTGCTCTACAACAGTTGCGTAATCGTTATGAAGGCACTCGTTTAGGTAGGCAAGAGCTTTATGCGGAAATCTTAGAGGACACTCCCGGAGCATTATGGACTTTAGATTTAATTGAAAACACACGAATCAACACACCACCTGAAATGAGCCGTGTTGTCGTAGCGGTTGACCCTGCTGCAACCAACAATGAAAACTCAGACGAAACAGGCATAGTCGTAGTAGGTAGAGGCATAGATGGGCGTGGGTACGTATTAGCTGACCGAAGTTGTCGCTTATCGCCTGACGGTTGGGCTAAACGAGCCATTGAAGCTTATGACGAATTCCAAGCCAGTCGTATCGTTGGTGAAACAAACATGGGTGGCGACATGATTGAAACCATCATTAGGCAATACAGACCAAACATTCCGTATCGAGGCATTGTCGCTAAACGAGGCAAAACATTACGAGCAGAACCAATTAGTGCTTTATACGAACAAGGTCGTGTATCTCACGTTGGCGTTTTTCCTCAACTGGAAGAACAAATGACCGGCTGGGTTGCTGACCAGTCAGACTTTTCACCTGACCGATTAGATGCACTCGTTCACGGTCTTGCACAATTAGGTATTGGTGGCGGTGGATACTCCGATGCCTTCTTCGCTTCGATGGCTCCACCTTGTCCGCATTGTGACCTTCCGAACGCTGTTGAAAGTACGCATTGCTCAGGCTGTGGACAACCACTACAATAAACAACAGCTAACCGAGGAGAAACGTGGCGCTATTCAGCCGTAAGAAAAAAAACGAAACTCTCGTTACGCAAATCGTTGCAGAACTACAAAAGGCAACTGGCAATAACATGGGGAATACACCATACGGCGGTACTGGTTACGCAACCACTTCTGCTGCCATGCCTTCGCAAATGGTTCAGTCTCCCGGAAGCGGTGGGCAAGGATTGTTGCAGACACCCGGCACACAAGCAAACCCATTGCCTCGTTATTCTTACGACTTTGGTTCACAACTTGGACCATCAGCACCGTTCCTACCTGCTCCTTTAGACCCTGTATTCGATGATTCTGGTCGTGCTTTACCTCGCCTATGGGAATACCCTGTCGCTTGGAACCTTGACTTAAATCAGCGCACAGCACCTTGGAGCGTTCTTCGTTCAATGGCTGACCAGATTGACATCATTCACCGTTGTATAGAAATTAAGATTGCTGAAATTACTCGCCTTGAATGGTCGTTTTCGGTAGAGGATTCAACTATTAACCAAATTATGGCAGAGCAAAATTGCTCACACGCCAAAGCAGCACGTATAGCTCGAGAAAAGTATGACGAGGACATTGTAAAGCTTCGTGAGTTTTGGGAGAACCCATACCCACAATTAGGTCGCTCATTTACCGAATGGATGACAGAGTTCCTTTGGCAGCACTTTGTCTTTGACGGTACGCCTGTTTACCCTCGTTACAACTTAGGTAAAAACATTATTGGCTTTGAAATTATTGACGCACCAACAATTAAGGTTCTTTTAGACAATCGTGGTGCAGTTCCAGCCACACCTGCTCCTGCTTATCAGCAAATCCTATGGGGTTTTCCTCGTGGAGAATACCAAGCTTCACCTGAAAGTGATGGAGAGTTTTTTAATGCTCCGGGCAAAAACAATGAATACATGCGTGACCAACTTGCTTATTTTGTGCGCAACCGCAGAACATGGTCGCCTTATGGTTATTCATGCGTAGAAGAATCCATACCTTCCGCAACGCTTTACCTAGAACGTCAGCAGTGGATGAAATCTGAATACCAAGACGGAACTATGCCAATGGCTTTCATGGAAACCGATTCAGACGAAATGGACATAACTCGACTGGCTGCATTTGAGCGTGTTTTTAATGACCGCATAACTGGTTCCAACGCAGAACGCCACCGCATGAAGGTATTGCCGAGAGGCTTTAAGCCTGTATTCGCTCCAACCATTGATGAGCGTTACAAAGAAAACTACGACAATTTCCTAATTCTTCGTATAGCTACAATCTTCGGTGTTAATCCATCGGCATTGGGAATTATCCCTCGCTCAGGCTTGGGCGGTGCTGGTGAACGTGAAGGCGAAGCTCAGTCAGCACTCACTACTTCACAAAAGCCACTTGAATCGTTCCTCGTAGAAACAATCAACACTCTTTCACGCCGATTCCTTGACACAGACAAAAACATTACGTTTGCATTTGATGATGATGACGACAACGTAAAAGCTTTAGAGACTAAATCAAAGGCTTATCAGGTATCACTCGAATCAGGTCAAATGACTATGAATGATGTTCGTGGTGAATTAGGTATGCCACTTTACGACATGCCAGAAGCAGACGAACCGTTTATTGTCGCTGGAAATCAAGTCCAATTTCTCAATGGATTACTAGAACAAAACGCAGCCGGTGAAACGGTTGGAATGAAGGAGAACGTTAATGTCGGTACGCAGACACAAAGCCAAAAGCCCGAAGAAACCCAAAGTCCGCAAAGCTCGCAAAGTGGGGATAAAGGTAAGCAGACAGAAGCTGTCGTAGAACAAAAGTCCGTTCACGCAGAGGAGATTTTTGAATTTGCAAGGTTTATTAAGTCTCGTACCAAAACTGGTAAATGGAGAGCTTTCGATTTTGTCACCGTCAATGAGGAACTAGCCGACAAACTAAATAGCGATGCTTATTTCATTGTCAAGGGAACTTCACCAATGCCTGAAAATCTTGTCGATTGGGCTCTAAGTATTACGAAAGCGCAGATAAGCGATAACCCAAAAGGTTTGCTTACTAAGCGTTCAATTTCTGACTTACCCGGAATTGAACACAAACTAAAAATCGAGGAACATTACAAACCTCAGATTCAAAAGGCAATAGCCGACAGCGTTTCTGGCATAGATGCAGCCATTGCACAGGCATTATCAACTGAAAAAAAGGTTGGTGCAGACGTACTTAGCAAAATCAAGTTTGACATTCGACCATTAAAAAAGATAATTACCAATACGCTTTTGGATGGTGGTCTTGTTGGTTCTGCTTATGCTGTTCGCCAATTAGACAAGTATGGAGCTACCGGCGTATCCCAACTTACAAATGCAGCCATTGGTTTCGATTGGGCAAACTGGAAGCCCGGCGACCCTATTGCAGCCTCACTCGTTAGCGATGGCAAACTACGCAAAACACTTAACGGTATAAATCTCACAATTACAGGTATTAAAAAAACCACAGTTGACCGTATAGGTAATTTAATTGGCGATGGTATAGCTCAAGGATTACCAGCAACCGCCATTGGTAAAACCATTGACGCTTTTATTAACGACCCTGCTCGTGCCGAAATGATTGCTATTACAGAAACGAACCGTGCGTATAACGAAGGTGCGGTTGACCAATACTCACAATTTGGTGTATCTGAATGGGAATGGGTGGCGTATGATGACGCTTGTCCTGATTGTTTGGACATTGAAGCGAATGGTCCATACTCAACAAACGATAGTCAAGCAGTTCCACCTGAACACCCAAATTGCCGTTGCACGGTAAATGCAGTAATCTCAACAAGTTAACAAGAGGAGTTTTTTTTATGGCAAAAGACATTACCTACGTAGGCTTCGGAGACTTAACATTTAAGTCAACCGATGACGGTTCGATGTTCGTTTATGGCAAGGCAACTGGACCCGACCTTGACCTTGACCAGCAAATTTGCGACGAGAGCTGGCTAAAGACAGCAATGCCTCAGTGGTTGGCTACTGGCGCAAACGTTCGTGAAATGCACAGTTCAATCGCAGCCGGAGTAGGTATCGAACTTAACGCTGATGGTGATGACTGGTATTTGAAGTCGGAAGTCGTTGACGCAAACACCATGAAGAAGGTAGAAAAGGGTGTCCTTAAGGGTTACTCAATCGGAATTAAGGGCGCACGTATCGTTAAGTCAGATGACGCTCCTAATGGTCGTATCGTAGGTGGTCAAATCGTAGAAGTGTCGCTCGTTGACCGACCAGCAAACCCAACTGCAACTGTCGAAATCGCAAAAGCAGTAAATGGCGAACTCGAAATCAGCAAAACTCTCGAAATGGAAGCTTTAATCCCTGATACGCAGATGGCAAAAGAAGGTACAGAGATTCAGCAAGACGTTAATTACAACGAAAGTCATGTAATTCGTGACAGTGAAGACCCATACCCTGCTTCTCGACCTTGCGCTGGTTGCAACGGAACTGGTCGCACAGAACAGACTGACGCAGTATGCGAAGTTTGCGGTGGCGAAGGTTATTCAACTGCTGATGTAATCACACCCGGCAACGACTTCCCTAACATCGTTGAAGATGGAGATGACAAAGCGGTAGAACCAGAAGTCGAGAAAAAAGATTACTCAGACAAGCAACGTCAGAACCTAGCCGACAAAGGTCAGGCACTTCCCGATGGTAGCTACCCAATTAAAACCGTAGGCGACCTTAAAAATGCTATTCAGTCTTTTGGTCGTGCAAAGGACAAGGCAGCAACTAAATCTCACATCATTGAGCGAGCTAAGGCACTNGGTAAAGAGAACCTAATTCCTGAAAACTGGAAAGCTGTTGAAGCAGACGTTGCAAAAGAAATTATGCACAATGCAGATGACTTAAACGCAGTACGTCAATCGCTTATTAACCTTATTCACGCAGAACTNGACGAGATGGCTAATGGTGAGGAAAATGAAATCTGCGACATAACAGAACTCCTATGCGCTTTGGATTATTTCCTTTGCTGGTGGGATGGAGAAGCAGATGAAAATGAAACAGAAGAACCATTTACAACAACAACCGAATCATCAGGAGATGACTACATGGCTTACATTGGACTTGGCGTCAGCGCCGACCTTCTTAAGTCTGCTTCGGCAGATAACGCAACAGACGAAATCAAGTCTGAACTGCGAAACGAAATCGTCAAGGCTTTAGGTCTTGAGGAAACCATCACAACAAAGGCTGAACTAGCAGAAGCAAAAGAGGAGCTAAACCTCCTGAAGGCTGCGTTAGATGAAGTGCGTGAGATGGCTGCACCCGGTGGACCTGTCCTCCGAGCAACACAAGCACAAGCAAGTAAATCTGCTGACGCTGAAAGACTACAAAGTGAAGCTGGTCGGTACCGCAAGCTTGCTCACGAAGTAGTTGACCCATCAATGAAGGCTGGATACTTGAACAAGGCTGCCGAAATGGAAGCCGACGCCAAGAGAATCCTTCAAAACTAATTTATCTAGGAGATAAAACTAATGGCATTTACAGCCCCATCATTAGACCAGTTGTTCGGCGGACTTCCTGCTGAACAGCGTCTTGACCGTTTCGAAGCTTACAAATCAGCACTTAGCGTTTGCCAGTCAAACTCACTCCGTGCTGCTAAGACCGGAACAGTATCATTCAATGGTAATTCACTTGTTAAGAGCGCCTCTGTTGAGGAGCGCATTGGAGAAATCCGTGACCTCGTAACTAAGGGAATGTCTGCTGACCAAATTGGTGACATCACTACTGCACTTGACCGTGTGAGCGATGTAACTAAGGCTGGCTCAGAGTGGACACTTACCAACCCACTTAACAACAGCAACTCTGGCGTAACAGGTCTTGTACCTTACGACCTTGAACCAGCATTGGCACTTCTTGTACCTCGTTCGTTCATCCTTCGTAACAGCACAAGTCGTATCGGTGGAATTGGTCAGGCTTACGAATTCCGTCGCATCCTCGGTGTAACGAACTCGAACACTGGTGGCGTACCAAACATGAGTACGTTCTTTAACCCAACTGGCACACAAGCTCAGTTTGGTCCAGTAACGCTTAACCGTCCTGCAAAGATTCAGTACGCTGCTGACAAGATTGTTCTGTCACACGTCAACCAAGGTGTTTCTGACCAAGTTGACCTCACTGCTCAGTTCGCTGGACAGGGATACACAGACCTTCGTCAGTTGTCACACACAAGCACAATCTGGGCTCACATGCTCGGTGAAGAGCGCAACATGCTCAACGGACGTGCTTCTGTAATCAACATCAGTGGTGTATCAGCAGCAGCTACTAACGCAGCAGCTTCTGCAACTGGACTTCCTTCAGGAACCGCAACAGCCGTTTACGTAACATTCTCCTCATCAGCAGGAGAGTCACAGGCAATTACAGCATCAGGAACACCAACCACCACAACAAGTTCAGGTATCACACTTGCAATCACTGGTGGAGTGCCTTCTGGAACTATTGCCGTTAACACATACGTAAACTACTCAGGCACTTACTACAAGGGAACAACTGTTCTAACTAACGGTGTAACACCTGCCACATTTGCAACTGTCGCTGCTCTGCCTTCGACTTCTGCTGACAACGGCTCAGGAAACACACTTGGTTACGACGGTTACGTATCAACATTGACTAACCCTGCTTTGTCAGGAAACGTTGTAGCTCTAAACTCTGCTCTTTCACAGAGCGTTCCGGGTAACGACTTCCAGTCAGTGTTCTACAACCTTTACTCATCAGTAATTGCTGACCCTGACATGATTTTGACAACTGCTTCAATCCGTAAGGCATTGGCAGCTTCAATTCAGCAGGAAGGTACACCAACTGGTTACCGTCTTAACTACCAGACTGGTAGCGATGGCGTAACAATCGGTTCAGTAGTCACTGCGATTCAGAACGAATCAACAGGAAAGATGGTTGACGTTGTTGCTCACCCATACATGCCTGCTGGTGTTGCTTTGGTTCACAGCAAGACACTTCCATTCCCTGACTCAGGTGTTTCTGAGACTGTTCAAGTGGTAAACGTTCAGGACATGATTGTTCTCGAATGGCCACAGATTCAGTTGTCTTGGGACATTTCGACCTACCAGTACGGAACACTTGCGTTCCGCGCTCCGGCTTGGTCAGGTGCAATCACCAACATCCTTTCATAAGGATAGGTACAAAATCGCTAGTTAAGTAATTAGCTAGCACGGAGAAATGCGGTGCAAGGGTTTGCCTCCCCTGACCCTTGCACCGCTTCTCTTTTTAAGGGAGAATAAATACATGAGACTTGTAGGCAGCGATAAAGGATTACAACAGGTTGAGGTTGGCAATAAAGTCATCAACCGTTCTAAAGATGGTACGTTCAACGTATCGGGAGCAGAAGCAACTCTGTTAAAAAAATCAGGAGATTTCGCTGTGGCTGGTATCACATTTCGTAATGCAAGTGGCTACGTTTGCCAAGACTGCACGTTTGTTGGTCTTTATCGAGACAAATGCGGTAAATGTGGCAGTACCAATTTGATACCAGAGGAACAAAACAATGACTAACATGGCAACCGCATCATGGATACAACAGTCAGGTCGTATTGAACCTTACGTATCTTTGGAAGAAGTTAAGTTTTCCGCTACTGCTTCCGCTATTGACTTTTCAAATCTTGTCGAAAACGGCAGTCAAGCCGTACAAGACCGTTCGCTTGCAGAACTAATTGTTCGAGCTTCTTCAATGGCAGACCTATTTACAATGGGTCAATACGGTTCATTAAACGCTACTTACAACACCGAAAACGGTAGATACCGACCAAATCGTTTGGGTCAAGTCATCATAAATCCTTATTTCACACCAATTCTTGCTGTAACAGATTTTCAAATTGGTTGGGGTCCGGGTCAAGGAAT